ATATTATGAATCTTATGATATAAAGTTTTATAGAAATGTCTACATTTATAGACAGTGCTCTTATACAGATAATTCATGCCCACCAAGAAACCATCCCCAGATAAAGTAACACAAGACCCCCTATTCCAGGATTTTATTTTAACAAGAAACATAAAACTGGGAACGATCAGATCATATATCGCGGCTTTACAATACTATCTCCCAATAACAGGTAAAAAGAGCCTCACAGAACTCATTGAGGAAGCTGAGAATGAACAGGACCATGGTGTTAGAAGAAGAAAAAGGCGCATCAGAACATATTTCATCAAATACATCAAGGCACTCGAAGAAAATGGAATCAGAGAATCAACCATCAACCTCTACCTTTCACGTCTGAAAACTATCTACAATGAATATGAGATAGACACACCACGTATCACCTACAAGACCAACACTAATAACAATGCATCACTTGAAGAGCTTCTTAGTATTGAAGAGGTGAAGCATGTTGTTGATAATGTTAAAATCAGAGAAAAGGCCATAATCCTACTGCACCTCACGAGTGGAATGGGCGCTGCAGAAGTGCAAAGCCTCACACTTCATGATTATAATAGTGCGATCGGCTTTAATGTCCTGGGCGGAGATTATAATGAGTTGAAAAAAAGAATTATGGATGAGGAGATCATTGGTGTGTGGAAGATCAGACGTGTGAAGACAGGGATGCCCTATGTGACATTCAGCACGCCTGAGGCTAACCTTAAGATCCTGGAATATTTGAAACACCGGAAACTTAAGGGTGTGCCCGCCACAAGTTCAGAGGATCCTTTATTCGTAACTCGTTCTAATAAGCCCATAATGCGCTCCAATTATATGGCAATTTTTGAGAGGATAAATGATTCTTTAGGTATGGGTTTCTGTGAGAATGGATCGCGCAGGTTTACATCACATAAACTTAGAAAGTTATTCACGAGCATCCTTTATAAGGAGGGAATGGATAAGCTCATGATCGATTGGTGTTTGGGCCATAAGGTTAATCCCGTCACGGAGGCTTATTTTAAGGCTAATATTGAGCACCTGAAGCGAGAGTATAGGAAGAGGATGCATGCATTAACCCTGGAGAAGTCACGTGTTAGGAGGGTTATGTCTGATGAGGTCAGGGAGATTGTCCGTGAGTTGGAGGCTAAGGAGAGGGAGATTAAGGAGTTGCGTGAGTCTCAGGAGAAGTTGAGGGAGTGGGTGAAGAAAACGGAGAAAATCTATAATATTATTGTTTCAGATCCTGAGTTTTTGAAGAGAATGAGATAATGATTGTGATTAGTTTTCAGGGGCTCTCTAAGGTTAAAGGTATTATTTATTCTTTTCTTATTAACCTTTCATAGGGTGGGGTCCCCAGGGGGTTTTTAGAAGGAAGTTCTTTTGGCGCCCACCAAGTGACATCCCCTAATGGCCCCCTGGGGATGCGCATCCCTTGGGGGGATGCTATGTGATAGGTATTAATGGTAGTGTTATATATAGGTGCCCCCCTTTAGTGTGTGGTGGTAAGATGAAAACACCGAGGGGGGCAGAAGAAAGAGTTTCACTGCTCTATTCTTTAATTTCGTCAAGATATTCTTTATTTTTTTCGATAAACAAATCAATAGCTTCTTCCCATGCGGAGGTAATTGGCGTTTTCTCGAATTTTAGCATTGCGATGACTTTGAAGAGTTTGAACTTTTTTGCATCGATATTGACGCTTGTGTTGACCTTTTCACTTTTCATGGTTTCTATTTTTTCGGAGCATAGCTTAAAAATATTTATAATATTTAACCACTATACCAATATACCAAAAAATATATATACTATATTATCTATAAAATTATGTGTGGTGGTAAGATGAAAACACGAGATATTGTTCTTGGTAGTAGGCTTGAAGCCTGGAGAAAGTACAAGGGGGCCCTTGAAGAAGGCTACCCCGAAGAGATAGAAGAAACATACCAGGACTACCTGGACCATGACGGCATCCGGGTGAAAATACTAACACCCGTAGAAGCCCTTGAAGACCAAGTACACGACACATGGATGGGCATCAGAAACCCTAACAAGGCCCATTTAACCAGCGAAGCAATCCGTGAATTCAGAAAAATACTTGAACATCTCGCAGCTGATCTTCTACACTCAGCAGGCAGCCTCGCATGGATCAGAGCACTCAGGGAACACCAGGGAGAGGGGGACGTAATCATCGATGAAGACATTGTTTACCTCGCCTACCTTTACATAATCACCTCTTACATAATCACCTCAGAGGATGATGAGACAATCAAGGACTACAATGCACTCTACAGGTCAATAATTTACGGAGAAATGGAGGTGGAATAAATGATGCCATTAACCAAAAAGGAACTTTACAACCGCCTCCTAATAACAAGGGACATCGACGACATTAACCGCTACAGGAAAACCGTCGAAGATTTAATCAGATGGATCCAGATTGACCTGCAGGATGGGGATGAATGGTGATGTCCGATCTGAATATAAGGGCTGTGATCCTCATCCTCCTAATCCTCCTCTTTTTTATTTTCATGGGATTTATGAAGACACTCGAAGTTGCACCATACCACACATTTGGATTGTAGGTGGTTGTATGGGATTAGTGGATGAATACCATGACCTTGAGATGTTCTCCAGGACACCCCGAGACCATCTATCACTCGCCAGGTTAGCTGCGAGGATAGCTGCGAGGAAAACTTCACGTATAAGGATGGATGCATGGGCCGAAGCTGGCCTGGAGCATCTAAGAGAGGCGGGTGTGAATGTCCCCACTGAATACTTCAGACTCAGTCCTTATGGGAAGCTGGAAATGCTTAAAAAACTCTTAAAGGGGGTGTGAATATTGAATGACCTTCTACTGGAATTAGAGAATGATGAAGGATGGGAAGACCTGAACGAATCAGCAATGTTCTGGAACCCCGTGGAGGGAGAAAGTATACGTGGCATCTGCAAAGGCATCAAGGAGATACACACAAAACTCGGCAGCCTAAAAGTCATGACACTCCAAACAGCAGACGGGGAATACTACGTGAAAGGCCACAAGGCCCTGGAGAAACACTTTGACAGGATACAGGAAGGATGGGGTGTCTGGATCACATACAATGGAAAGGCAAAGTCACAGAAGGGTGCGGAATACCACAGTTACACAGTGAAGGTGAAAAGGCTCAATCAACCCACACAGTTAGGGGTTCTCCATGAGAATGACTTCCAGGACAAAAGCATCCAGGCACTTATCATGTTAACCCGCGCCGACAAAGGGACGACAACATTAAAGAATGTGCTGGAAAAGCTTGATGAAGTCTATGGTGAGGGTGGTGTCACAGAATCAGAGTACCTCAAAATCAAGGAGGAACTGGGGGTGAACTAACATGGATAGAGTCAGGACCAGCATAATGCTCCCTGAAGGTGTGTACAGTTACCTGAAAGATATTGTGATAACAGCGCAGGACGAAGGAGTGAAACTATCCCTGAATGAGATCATCAATGACGCCATCCTCTATTACCTGGACTATGTGAACATCGAGAGAGAATACCTTGAGAGGAGGATGCGCTGATGGTAGGTGAACACCTACGGAGGCTGCGGAAGGCGCAGAACATCCAAGTCGAACCTCTACCTGGGGATGATGCATTACTAGCATTCATCACCCGGTCAGAGAATGGGGAATACCTTGTCACAGTACTGGATAACATGATACGATGCGAATGCCCTGATTACCAGTACCGTCATGGCGATGAGGGTTCATATATCTGCAAACATTGCTGGGCAGTCTTGCAGCACATACTCAACGAATCATATGAGGAATACGGTGACCATGAATGCATGCGCACATTCAAGGTGCCTGCTTGGCTTGCTGAGGAAAAAGGACTCACCAGGGAAAGAGTGACAGGGACAATAGAACATGAAACACCCAAGGCCATACTGCTGAGAACACCTAAAGGGGAGTCTTACTGGCTCCCCAAAAGCCAGATCCGTGAAGAAAGGATCCCCGCTGATCAAACCACCCTGGGGGTGAAAGGATGAGAGGAAACGTTGATGAGGAAGAACTCCAGAGTGCTATGGAAGCATGGAGTAAACTCATCAGATGGGCCCATAGATGGGGGGAAGAAGGATGCAGAGGAGGATCTGCGGAAGGCGAGATCTCCAGAAGGCCATAAAGGAATTGCTCATGGAATATGGGGAGTTGAGTGTGGAGGAGTTGCACAGGCTACTCATTCACAAGTATGAATTCGGAAGGAATTATGATGTAACCCGGCAGGCTGTCACAATCTACACGCGTAGGGTGGCGGTGACCACGGGGATAACGATGAATAAGTATGGGAAACCAGTTAGGGTGTACACATTGGAGGCGTAGTAATGGATGACAAGTTTATATTGACCGAGGAAGCCTTTGAGGAAAGTAAAGAATTAGCTCTTAAGACTGTGAGGTTATTCCGTGATGAGGGGGCGCATCCATTAATTGGGTTGGAAGCGCTTCTAATCGCCTTAGAGGCCACAATTAAAGGTACAAGTATAAGGGAGTCAGAGACATTGGTGGCTGTTACAATAATGTCACTAAAGAAATTATTAGATGACGAGGGGGGCCAATAGTCTTGGAGGTTAAAGTGACTTTAAGAGTAGACGATGAACTATACAAGTTCTTCATGGAGAATGATGTTGACTTGGATAGGGTCATGCAGTTATTCATGAACCAGATGAACTACTACTTCAGGGAGACAATGAGCATCTATTCACTGATGCGACAGATTCCTGTGGGAGAAGTCCTCAGAAGGATGGCGTCAGAGTACGATGAGGATGAAAGGAAGAGTAAGGAGAAATTAAGGGAATATCATGAGAAAAATAGGCTAAAAGGGGTCTTAAACAGTGAAGCACCATGAAAACCGCGCGAATAAATGTCAGGGTTTCAAGGGTTGATAAGGAGACTATTAAGAAAAGCAAGTACACCTATGCTGATGCCATCGAATATTTTGCAAGGTTACTCAGGAAGAATAAGGGTATAATCCCAGAGTTATATCTGAAAGCACTCAGGGAAGAGTTAGATGAGATATCTGAGAGGAAGATTGAATTAGAGAAAGAATTGGAAAGATTGAATATGGAAGAGGATCGATTGAAAAGAGAGTTAGAGAGGTTTTCTGAGCCTGTTGATGAACCCATGAGGGAGGTGAGGGAAGCTGCAAGGTTTGTTATGGAGAGACTTGAGGAGAGAGAGGGTATGGTTTCCCCCAGTGAGGTTGTTAATGATCGTGGTGAGGATCTGATAGAGGTTGCTAGTAGGATCTATGGGGCTCCTGAAGAGGAGATTTTAAGGTTACTTTTAGATATGGGAGTCTCCTTATAAATTTATCTATTTGTACATACATCTTTTTCTCTTTGTACATACATTGACGAGAGTACCCCCAGCACATCATGTACATACAGCTGTACAGGGCATGTACAGTCGACTGTACAAAGCTCCCCAGGGATACCTTCGCCGATGTACATACATCTTTTTCTCTTTGTACATACATCTAAAAGAGAATAGGAAATAAATAATAATTAATTTAATATTATTTTATTTTATTTAATAATAATAAAGTTATCCCCACTGTTTTTTAATGACTTCAGAAGGGATTACCCATCAGATCATGACCCTATGGTTTTCCCTATGTAACCTTTCATCTACATGGTTACATAAGACGCCACTCTGAGCCTTCACCCTCTTTGCCTAGGGGGGTTATCTCATGGCATCAGGTTTCACTGCCAGGGTGGGGGTCCTGGCAGCAGAGTGTCATGTTGTCTTGCAAGTAGATAGGTAAATGATTGGGGGTCTCTGTCCTCGTGGTGGCGTGTGTTGGAGTTTACTTAGGAGTGGGAAATTCCCTCTCCTTAAATTATTTTAGTAGTCAGGTTTAAAAATTTCCGATAGAAAACATTATACACAATAAAATCATAAAGAATGTTTGGAAGATGTTGGGAAGTTTAAAAAGAGAAGAATTCTCTCCTCATTTATGGGGGGGATGCGTGGATGGTGGAAGATTTTCAAGATAATTTAGAAGAAATTGAAAAATTAGTTCTGCTTGTTCTAGGGAAAGCTGGGCAGATGATAAGCGTTCTGCATTTACAGAAACTAGTTTTTCTTTTATGGAGATTCCACCCCATCATCAGGGAACTTGTTGAATTCAGGCCTCATAAGAAGGGTCCTTATTCTAAGGATATACAGGAGGTTTTGAAGTCTCCATTTTATTATCCTGATCATTGGAAGTATATACCTCCACATAGCAGTGTAGATAGAACGGTGGGGGGGTATGTTGAATTAACTGATAAAGGGCGGAGAAAATATAGGGAATTTTCAGAGACTCTAGAGAGTATTGTCCGTAATAGAAATCATGAGAACAGAGAGAGTGTCCTGAATCTATTAACGGCTCTAGATATTATAGTCCCCATCCACACTCGGTTAGAATGGGATGAACTACTGCTTCTCATCTACACCACTGAAAAATTCAAGGAGTATTCAAAGAAGTCAGAAATCTCCAAGGATATAAAAGAGCGTTATCAGGACATCATGGGAAGATTGATAAGGAAAGGATTCCTCCATGAGAGTAAAAGAAACTTATTTGTTAAGAGAGTAGAGGCTGCTACATGGATATGACTCCTAATGTTGTCAGTGACAGTTCCTTTTACATAGCATTCTTATCAGAGGATGAAATCTCGGATCCTACATCCCTGCTAAGTATCCTAAATGAATATACCTTCCATATGGGGCCCATTGTCTTTGACGAAGTAGATACTGATATTGATTTGAGAGAACATGTTTTCTTCCATGAGAACCCTTATAATTATTCTGATCTTTTAGTTCATTTCTTCGAGAAGTTGGATGATAAAGGGGAAGGGGAATGCATAATACTTGCCTGCCGAATTCTCAAAGATGGGAAGGATCTTCACGCACTAATAACTGATGATAAAGGAGCTCAAGAATTTATTAAAGAGAATGTTCCTTGTCTATACAGATACGTGAGGTTTAGTTTGAGGTTTATCGTATGCTGTTGTTGTGAGGATGGTAAATTATCGAAGGAAAGAGTTCTAAGTATACTATCCAGCGTAGAAGACTCTTTAATGAGAGGGAATTCCCCCTTCCATATTAACAGGGCGAGGGTTTGTGAACTTAAGGAGGAAGTTAGAAAGTGTCAAAGGTAGAACTGCACACAAAAATAGATGAAGTTGTTCGTTCTAAAGATGTTAATGGCTTTGAATTAAAAAAGATAGACTTGGGCGGCAAGAAATATGAAACCCCTTTAAAATCGATTTATATAAGTAATAAAGTCCCCCAAACCGTCAGATTAAGCCCATCATTATACAACTTACCCTATGAAACGAATAGAGTGATTTGGAAGTCGCAACAATATGAATCCATAGAGAGGGCTATCCGTGAGGGTAATGAGCAGAGAATTAGGGAGATTCTATGGACAACTGAGAAACTTGCTAGGACAAATTTATCCTGTGTTCTTTCCTTTTCAAAGTTTCCCATGATTGAACTCGAAAGAAGAAGATTTGATGAATTTTTAGATTTTGTCCATGCTTTCTCAAGACTCCTATTTGTTCCTAATGTAAGGTACAGTAAACATCAGAAGAGTGCTATGGAATATGATGCGAAGCAATTTATAGATCACGTTGATTTTTCGGTGCAGAGTTTTCATGAACTGAATTCTAAGCCGATTTTCGTCCCACTGGATATTGATTTACCTCAAGATATAAGTGGACGTATACTTCTTCATTATAAAGATAAGGGGTATACCAATATCTGGGTGGATGCTAAAGGGAAAGATCTGTCTTCAAAGGCCAGCATAGCTAAGTTAAGAACTTTGAGTAAAAATATTAAGAGAACTTTGCCTGACTCTTTGATCTACGTCACGAATATGAGGAATATTCCTCGTGATGATGAAGATGCATTGGCACCATCTGACTTTTTACCCGTGTTCATGTATGCAGATTTTATAGGGGCCCCCTTTAAAGGAGTCATGGGGTTCCCTCCTAGAGTAAAGGGTTATGCAGAAAACACAGAGAAACCTAAAGTTAAGAGGGATGCGAGCCTCTTTGATTCATCAACATACTATTACCTTTTGCCTGATAAAATAGAATTAGCCGATGAGGATTTAGATAATGCAAGAAGGAATATACTGAATTTTAAGGATGATTCTAAAAGCAGGTATAGTAGTTATCATGTTAATAGCATTCTTTTATCGGAGGAGATAAAACACTTAAAGGGGATTGTAAATGAGGATCAAGAAATTATCCCCTACATAAGAGAAAAAAAGTTCTTTAAAGAGGAAACTGGGATCTTTGAAGAATTAACCCGCCGTCCTGAAAAACAACTTAGCATATTCGAAACTCTTTGAGAGGGTCAATCTATTAGACTCCGAGAATTAGATTTATGCTAATTTTTATAGTCTATGCCCCCATATTTACTCTAATATGGGGATAATTGAGTCTTTAAGCAGAAGATATGAGCATTCAGGGTGGAAATACGCTCAACACTACTTTTTCCTCCATGCTATCAGACCAAAGCTCAACCTGAAAGATACAGACATACAGAGGATACTGCACATACTCAAGAAAGTAGGAGTCAAGGAACTTCACAGGCAAGCATCAATGGAACAAGTGATACTAGCCCTCGCAGTATTCATCATAGAAGAAAGGGGTCATCCCGTCCCACTGGATAGGTACAGCATCCTCAAGGAGTATGGTGTTGATTATAAATTGTACACGACGGTACTCCGGAACCTTCTGCAATATTACCGGGCTAGAACACCAACTGTCAGGGGGTAGAGCGTGGATGACTACATGTTATTCAAGTTGAAAGTAGGGGATAATTTCAATCTTATCCTGGCAAGTGAGGATGAATGCCCTGAGTGTGGCTGTGAACACTTTGATTTTGACGGTGAGTACAATCTCTGCTGTCAGAACTGCGGATTGGTCCTGGCAGCTATCCACCCCTACGTTGCTGGGGAGCGTATTGATTTGCCCTGGGGCCTCCTCCTCTAATGCATGCAATTTTTTCTGGTAAGTCTGCAGATTTCACGACTACGTCACAATAATATAATAAAGGAAAAGTCAATCACCCCTTCCTAGCTCCAACTGGCAGAGCACCCGGCTGTAGACCGGAGAGGTGCCGGTTCGAATCCGGCGGAAGGGACTACAATGGGAGGGATATGATGATAGATAAGGAGACAATCGCAATAGTGGGACTCATACTCACTGGAATCATAGGCATGTACTCTGGTAAATATGAGGTAACAACTGCATGTATCGGAGCAATAGCAGGATACATCACACAGACAGAAAAACGAGAGGGAACAGAATGACACATGAATGCACACATGACGATGATTGGAAGGAGTACAAGGAGTTCAAGGAGGAGATCAGGGCCTTCATTGCGAGGAAAAAAATCCAGAACGGTGTCACGCAGGTGAACATCAAGGAACTAAAAGAAGAGATACAGTCACTAGAACGGAAACTAGACCGACTACTATTCATCTTCATCACAGCATTCATCACACTCATCACAACAGCCCTCATCACAATCATCCGCTAGGGTGGAGGTGTAATAGGGGGATGAAAGGAGAAAGACAGGAACACATCGACGCCTTCAACCTCTACTTCCAACTCAGACAGCAAGGACACAGCAAAACTGAAGCTGTGAGTAGAGTAGCCGGTGAGTATAATGTGAGTGAAGCTTCTGTGTGGCGGTGGAAGAAGAGGTTCTGTTGGAATGAGCGTGAGAGTGTCAGGGCTTCAGAACTTAACAGGAAGGTTGAGGAGCGTCTCAATGAGCAACTCGCTGATTTTAAGGCCCAATATTTAGGATTGCTAAATGATATGATTTTTCAGGTGATTGATGAACGTGAGAGTGGTTGCGAGTCATCGGTTAAGATTACTTCGGTGCTCGACCTGGAGAGAGTTATGAAGTTGGCCCTCCTCATCCAGGGAGAATCCACGGAGAGGCTTGAGGAGGACGTTAAGGGTGACTATGACCCGGAACTCATCCGAGAGATTGGTAGAAAGCTTATACAGGAACGAAGAAAGGGACAAGATACTGGCACGTGAACTCCTCGACTACTACATCTTCCACTACCTCCGTTTTGATGTGCCAACGCATCAGGAGTCATGGATACGCCACCTTGAGGGAGATGATGACCTACTCGTGCTGGCCCCACGTGATCATGGCAAAACAACTATCTTCTGCAGGGCCTACCCTGAGCACCTGGCACTGCATAACCCGAACATCAGGATCCTCATCCTGTCAAAGACTCACAGTCAGGCGGAGAAGTCGTTGGACCTGATCGAAGCGGATCTGACGGGGAATCCGTGGATCCGAGGGGACTACTCGCCTGAGTTGGCAGATTATCGGCGGAAGGATAACATGCTATTCTTCAACAGGTCTGAGGCCCAGAGGGATGCGACGATCGAGGCTGGTGGCCTCCTGGGGAGCATCACCGGGTCACACTTCGACGTCATCATCGCTGATGACCTCATAGATGATGAGTCCACGAGGACACGCCAACGGATGGATAATGTCCATCAATGGTTCCAGAGGACGCCGGTAGGATCAAGGACATGAAGAACAGGGTTGACCGCCTCCTGATCGAGGTGGCGCAGGTCAGCTACCCTCTCGCCCAGCGCGGATTGAAGAGGGCACTCTACCGTGACACAGAGGATTATAAGGAGGCCGAGGCCGAGGGGAGACTCACAGAGTACCTTGACAGCCTCTCTGACATAGATGTGCCCCCAGACATCGTGAACGATGTTGTGAATACTATGCTCGAGCTTGGTAACCCCGACCTCATTGGGGTCCAGGAAGAAGATGGGGGGAATAAAAAAAAGAAAAGAAGGGGTCAGCGGAGGAGGAGTGGATCATCCTCAAAAGGCAAATCTACGGGTTAAGTGTGGAGGCGGGTTGGCCCCTGGAGTACATACTGGAGATGTCATACTCCTCCTTCATGGAGTGCCTGTTATCCTTCCAGGACCCACCACGGCAGGGGCCAGTAGTGAGGGATGTTGAAGCTGAACTGGATAGGCTAAAAGAACTAAACTATAAGAGTATGCGATCGAGGATATAGATGACCAGGAAGAAAGGGAAGGTCATGGTAGATGGTACATACCCTAAAAGACTTGATAGGATTAAGATGAGCGCTGTGCCTAGAGATAAGATCCATGCGATGACTGCAATGACCTTGGTCATGAAGGGGGCATCATCGAAGGATGTGTCCTTCCCATTGAACCATAGTATCGCGGCTAAACCAATGCCACTCAATGTGAGTTCTGAGGATCCTATGAGGGCGTAGGGGATAGAGAACACTCCTACCCATAGAGCTGTTCTCCTCAAGAATGTTTCCTTTTTGAGTTTTCCGCCGCATTCGCAGGTATAATTATCAAGGTCCTCCCCATCATCTAGGGTGTAGGTTTCCCCGCATTCCTCACATTTCACCTTCATAGTAGAATATTATGTATGAAGTATTATGTAATTCTTACGGTGGGGTTGTATGGTTGAACATAGTCTGGCTGTGCAAGTGCAGATGGATGCAGAGGAAGTCCTCACAGGCCTCCAACAGATAAACGATTCACTGTCGAATTTGCCGGGGTCAGTTGAGATCAACTTCAACGTGGACGATGCCGCCACCGAGGTGATCAGCAGCATCCGGGAGGAATTGGAGGCCCTCCCGGAGGATTACAACATCACAATCGGTGCGGACGACGAAGCATCAGACATAATCAGCGGGGTGGAGTCAGCCATCGACGCCCTACCCTCAGAGGTACAAGTTACGCTCACAGTCTTCGACGATTTCCTCTCAGAGACACTGGACAGTGTCCGGGACAAGATAGACACCCTCACCGAGGAGGTCAAACTGACAATCACTGCCGAGGACGCAGTATCCGAGATCCTTGACATTATCGATGACCTCCCAAGTGAACACACCATCAAGATTACCGTTACCGCAGAGGATGAAGCCACTGAGACCATCCAGGGCATAAAAGAACTCATCGAATCTCTCCCAGAGGAATACTCCCTTAAGTTGGGTGCAGATGATGAAGCCACGGGTGTTCTGGAGAATATAAAAAGCATAATCGAAGACATCCCTTCTTCAGTCACGACACGAGTAGACGTAGATGCGCATGACACGGTGAACATCCTCGATGAAATCAAATCAAAGATCGAGGACATAGACGGGGCCAACGCGGCAGCAACAGTCACAGTCGAAGGGGCAGATGAGGCAATCGAATCCACAAATGACCTGAACCTGAACTTCAGTGCACTGGGTAAGACAGTGGCCGGGGCTGGTGCTGCGATAGGATCATACAAACTCCTCGTGGAGGGCCTTGACTACTACAAGGCTATCAGGTTGGCGCAGAGGTATACTGATGCAACGGATGAGCAACGCAGGGCGATGGAGAAACTCGTGCAGGAGAATATGAGTGTGAAGCTCGGGATGGCTGGGACGGCACAGGTCATGGCCCTCCTGGCGAGGTATACTGGTGATGCGAATGAGGCGATGGGCTACTTCAAAGCAGTGATGGACGCTATCAAAGTCACAGGCGAGGACTCCACGACGGTGACCCTCACCCTCATGAACACATTCAGGGAGTTCGGGGTGTCCGTGGATGAATCATATCATAGTATGGCCCGCCTGATACAGTTATGGAATGTGAGCGGATTCCCATCATTCACAGGATTCCTCAGCGTGGTGGATCGCCTCGGATTGACACTTGGACAGATAGGATTCACATTGGAGGATATCGCATCCATTGTCGCCGCAGTGGGGCCCCAGGGGTCATTGATACTGAGGAGTTTCGCCTCGCAGCTTTACAAGTTGAATAGTGAGTGGGAACGTGGCACCCCTGAGGCGGGGGAGTATGCGAAGAAACTCGAAAAGTTTGGTATCGCGACGAGGGACGCGTCAGGGCACCTCCGCAGCCTTCGAGACGTGATATTCGACTTCATAGAGTACCTCCAGAAACTCCCCGACCATGAATCCCGTGTCAAAGTGGCCACCGAGGTTTTCGGGGATAGTATGGGGAAGGCCCTCGTCGCGATAGCAGAAAACTATGATAAGGTGAAGGATGCGAGTAAAGAATCAGCAGAACAACAAGTAAAAGATGTTAAAAAGATTAACGCGGAGGCCCTCCCACCCCTACAACGCATGATGAAATATATTGAACAATTAGTCCCCGTGATTGGACAGATCGCCCCCGCCCTCTCTAGCATTATAGTGACTCTTCAGGCCATCGCGGTCCTTGATGAAACGTGGCTTGGTGGGCGCATAAAGGGGGCTATAACCAGAGTAGCTGAGAGTTTAAAGAAAGGAATATCAAGGCTAATCCCATCTTCAGTCAAGGACGCAGTCAAGGACGCCTCCCGTAGGATAAAGGACACCGTCAGGGGCCTAGCTGATGACGCAGCTCGCTTAATAGGGGACACGCTCAAGAGGGTAGCGGAGTCCATCAGGGCGAGGACACCCAGCCTAACCTCCCTGGTGGAGGATGCGCTCTCAAGGGCCAAGGATGCTCTGAGGAGGTTCCTCGGCGAGGAGGGTGGACGGTTCTCCCTCCGGTTCAGTGTGGATGAGGGGGTAGTGGATGACGCTGCGAGGGGGTTCCTCTCAAGGTTCTCATCATCATTGGATGATGCTGCGAGGGTGAGCCTCCCCTCCCTCGGATCGAGGATAGGTTCACTCCTTGTGAGGGGTATTGGTGAGGGTGTGGGTGCGGCTCTCATGACCGTGGACATCCTCGCCAACGCCAGACAATACCTGAATGACATCCTCACGGACCCCACCAAGATAATGGGGGGCCCTATAGCGTATGCAATCCCTGAACCAATAAGGAAGATATTCAGTCCTGAGAATCTCTTTAGGGCGCTTTACGGCCCTGAGGAGTGGGAGAAGAGGAAGGGCATCCTCATGGATAATGCTAAAAAGTATATAGAGGATCCCATCCGCGAGCAGCTCCGAGAGTTCGCTGAGAACCCGCCAGGGTACCTCATCCAGGGATTCAGTCAGATGTGGAATGATTTCAAATCATGGGTATCATCCAATATACCC